AGCTGGGCCAGGCGATCAAGGCGCGGCTGGCGACGCGGTTCCCGCGCTGCAAGCGGGCGATCATCGTCATGGACCCGGCGGGCAAAAGCCGGTCCAGCGTCAACCGCAACATGAGCTGGATCACCGAGCTGTCGCGCGCGGCCGGCGTGACCGTCGTTCCGGCCCCGACTAACGACCCGAAGCTGCGCCGGGCGGCGCTGAAGGATGCGCTGAAGCGCCGGAACGGCTTCCTGATCGACCCGGAGTGCCGGTTCAGCATCACGGCCCTGAACGGCGGCTTCCACTATCCGAAGCGCGGCGACAGCACCTCGATGGTGGCCAAGAAGAACGAGTACTCGGACTGCGGCGAGAGCATCGAGTATGCCTGCCTGGGCGGCGACGGCGTGCAGGACCGCGCCGGCCTGTTGCCCCGCATGGGCGTCGGCGAGCCCGGCGCCAGCAACGTCGTCGAAGTGATCTTCGATTAGGGTTCCAGCTGGCCGCTGCAGACGTAGCGAGCGCTGACCACGGCCAGCGGGTACAGAACACCCAACAGGAACAGGGCGGCCGAGAAGATTTCAAGAGCCCAGCAGGCGATGCCCAGGCTGTCCGTGAGCTTCGGCGGCGGCCGGCTGTTTTCCGCGCCGTCGAAGTCGAAGTCGTCCCACGTCTTCACCAGGATCTTGCCGTGGATCATGGCAACCAAGACGCTGGCGCCGATCGAAAGCAGACCGCCGGCGAACATCCAGGCGGATGGAAGCAGCAGATAGGAGATCGACTTGGTGATGTTTGTCAGAATGTGACTGATCACGAACACGGCCCCGCCCGCGTTCCCGATGCCCAGCCACAGGCTCCATCGGGCTTCCGTTGACCGGAGCGTCTCGCGATCACGCGCCATAGCGGCCTTCATGGCCGCAAGCCAACTGTCGTTCACCGCCGCCACCCCGCTCTTTGCATGTTTGCTCGCCAGGAGATCATGAGGCCCGCGCCGCTTCGTCAACCCCCACCCCCTTCCGGGCGGCTTGAGGGTGCGGCACATGAGCTTCCTGCGCCGTCCGAAGGTCCAAGAGCCGCCCCGCCCGGTCGATCCGGCCGATACGCAGAACCGTATCGACCAGGCGCGCACGCGCCGGCTGCGATCGGGCGGCCGCGCCAGCACGTTTCTCTCGAGCGTCGCCGCCGAGGCGGCCACCGCGGCCCCGCCGCCGACCCTGACCGGGATCGGGTGACATGACCGACGCCGCAGCCGCGCCCGCCGTGCTGACCATGCCCCGCATGGACGACCGCGCGCGCATGCTGCGCAACGAGTGGGACGAGGCGCAGGCCCAGCGTCGGCTGTTCGAGCCCGGCTGGCAGATGGTCAGCGACTACTACTATCCGTCGACCGATTTCACGGTGCATGCGCAGAGCCCGGCGACGCGCCGGAACCGGCGCGTGGTCACCAACATCCCGCGCCAGAACCTGAAACAGGCGACGGCGCTGTTCGTCGCCTATGCGATCGACCCGACGCAGCCGTTCGTCGCCCCGAACGTCAACCGCGGCATGACCCAGGCCGGGCGGGCCGTCTATCGCCGCGACGCCGACGGCCGCCGGCTGGACCTGGACGACGAGAGCCGGGACTATCTGGAGGACCGGCGCTGGCAGGTGTTCGACAGCATGCTGTTGCCCCAGTCCGGGTTCGTGCCGACGCTGGCGCGGGCCGGGCTGGAGTTCCTGGCCTTCGGCAACGCCGTCACCTGGACCGGCCGCAGGTTCGGATACGGGCCGGTGTACCGGCACCGGCCGCTGAAAAGCTGCTGGTGGCAGGTCAACGAGGACGGCCAGGTGGACACCATGTTCTTCCAGTGGCGCGCGCCGCTGTGGCGACTGGTGCGCGACTATCCGGCGGCGCTGGCGCACCCGAAGATCGCCGAGCTGCACAAGGATCCGAAGAAGGCGCAGCAGCAGATCACGCTGCTGAACGTCGTGAAGCCGCGCGAGGGCGGCGTCATGGGCGCGGTGCGGACCAACAAGCCGTTCGCCAGCATCACCACCCTGCCCGAACACGACTGGTTCAACGTGCGCGAGGAGGGATACGACAGCTTTCCCTACCAGGTGGCCCGCATGGACACCTGGGAAAACAGCCCCTACGCCACGGGGCTGGGCTTCGACGCCCTGCCCGACGCCATGGCCCTGAACCACTTTTCGGGCGGGCTGGAGCGGGCCATCGACCTGATCAACGATCCGGTCCTGTTCGCCCCGATGCGGCTGTTCGGCAACCGGCTGGACCGGCGCCCGGGCCAGATCAACGTCTATGACCCGACCAACCTGGGGTTCCAGTCTCTGCGCGACGCGATCCAGAAGGCGGACATCGCCGGCGACCCGCAATGGGCCGAGCGCCGCATGGCCGCGCTGCAGAGCAATATCGAGCGCGTCTTCTTCGGCCAGTTCACCTCACTCAGGGACGCGGCCAACGTCACGGCCGAGGAAATCCGCGAGCGGCGGGACCTGCGCCTGCGCGCCATGAGCTATCTGGTGCCGACGTTCGACCGCGACCTGCTGGGCAAGGCGGCGGATCGCACCCTGCAGGTGCTGGCGGACGAGGACCTGATCCCGGCCCCGCCGGCGGCCCTGTCGGGCGTCGAGGTGGACTGGGATTACGACGGCCCGCTGGCCAAGGCCCAGCGCGGGCTGGTGGTCGATGGCGTGCTGCGCCTGTTCGACGCCGCCGCGGCGGCCCGGCAGTTCGACGAGACGGCCGGCGACGTCATCGCCGTGCATGAGGCCCTGCGCACCGTCGGCGACGCCGTCGGCGTCAGCCCGGCGGTGATGAACAGCCGCCAGCGCGTGGCCGAGATGCGCGAGGCGCGCGAGGCCGCGGCCGCGCAGCAACAGGAAAACGAGGCCATGACCGCCGCCGCCAGCGCCCTGCGCGACGCCGGCCAGGGCGTGGCCTCGATCGAGAACGCGGGAGCCCCCGCGCAGGCCGCATAGGGCGGCATCAACCGAAAGGAGACGGCCTTGAGCAAGCCGCGCCAACCCCGAAAGAGCAAGACGCCGCCGGCCCCGCCGCCGTCGCGCCTGAAACGCGCCCTGCTGGGCGGAACCGCCCTGTCGTCCAGGCCCTGGCGTCAGGCGCTGGGCGACTGGCTGTGGCTGCTGGTGCAGGGCGTGACCCTGACGCCGGGCGGCGGCGCGATCCGGGGGCGTGAGCAATGACCGCCGCTGTTACCCTGCGAGAACAGCTGGCCGCCCGCGACTACGAGCGCGGGCAGAGCTACCCGCTGCAGACCCTCGACGACATCTTCGCGCTCTATGCGTGGCTCCCTGACGACCGGGGCGAGCTGTTCCTCGAGGAAATCGCGGTCGCCATCCCGTTCACCGCAGCCTCGCTGAAGCTGGTTGCGGTCGTCGGGCAGGTCGCTGGCGTGGCGCCGGAGCCTGGGCCTCTCACATGGGTCGACGACGACAAGGGCGAAGGGGCGGTCAAGGTCTCGTCGGAAACCGGCGAGCCGGTCGTCGCCTTCCAGTACCAGCGGCAGCGCAATGAGCCCTGACGCCCCGCCCGAGCTGGAGCCCGCCGTCGGCTTCGACAGCGCGCGGCTGATCGCGGACGTCCGCAAGGGCGACGTGAACGCCATCCGCGAGGCGTGCCGGATCAAGTTCGGCGACAGCCTGGGCCGGCTGATCCTGCTGCATGCCCTGAGCGACATCGGCGGCGTCGGGATGCCCCGGGGGCCGGAGCCCCCGGAGCTGGCCAACCACAACAACGGCCGCGCCGCGGCCATGCTGAAGCTGGCCGAGCTGGCCGGCTTCGACCCGACCGCGATCGCCGCGGCCGGGCTGACACAGGTTCTTGAAGGAGCGAGCCATGAACGCGAATACGGACACCAGCGGCCAGACCGGCCAGACGTCGGATACGACGACGACGACTTCACCGGCGCCGGGGGCGGCGGCGGCGGATACGACCACGGCGGCTTCCACGGAGGGGCAGACGACTTCGCCGACTGACGCCGCGGGCGAGGCCGGCGAAGCCAAGGGCGGCGCCGGCAAGAAGGCCGACGCAAAGGGAGCCGACGGGAAGACGGGAGACGGCAAGGCGGCTGACGCCAAGGCCGGCGATCCGCCGCCGTGGCAGGACAGCCTGCCCAAGGACCTGGCGGAGAACCCGCTGTTCCGCAACTACAAGACCCCCGAGGACGCCATGAAGGCGCACCTGCACCTTTACAAGGCGCGGGGCGTGCCGGCCGAGCGGCTGCTGATCATCCCCGACAAGCCGCAGGATCAGGCCCCTGAGGACTGGGCGGCCCTGCACAAGGCGCTGGGCGTGCCTGACGACCCCAAGGGCTATGACATCAAGCTGGCCCCCGAGGCGGCGGCGGATGCGCCGGAGCTTGAGGCCGTGCTGCGCGACCTGGGCGCCAAGGCCAAGCTGCAGCCGTCGCAGATGGCGGCGATCATCGACACCCTGAACAGCATGGGCGTCCAGGCGGCCGAGGCCGAGGCCAAGGCGCTGGAGAAAGAGGCGCAGGCCACGACCGCCGAGCTGGACCGCGAATGGGGCGCCGCCGCCGAGGGGAACCGCCGCGCGATCGGCAAGCTGCTGGTGGACGCCAACGGCGGCAAGCTGGACGAGGCGGCGCTGGCCGACCTGACGTCCAAGATCGGCAACAGCCCGGCGGTGGCGCGGGCTCTGGCCTATGCCGCGCAGAAGATGGCCGAGCCGGGCGCGCCCGAAGGCCAGGGCGGCGGCGGTCAGACCCGCCAGATGACCCCGGCCGAGGCGACGGCCAGCCTGAACGCCTTCTACGCCGACAAGGACAAGGTCGCCGCCCTGAACGACCGCAAGCACCCGCAGCACGGCGCTGTGCTGCAGGAGCGGGCGCAGCTGCTGGCGTGGCAGCGCGGAGAGAAACGACCGGACCAGGCGAGTTCTTGAGGGGCGCTACCGCTCGCCGCGCGGCGGCTCGCTGTTTGAGCGGAGAGTGCGCTACCGCTCGCGCCGCGGGCGCTCGCTGCTTGAGCGCTTGACGGCGCGGGCAAATCAGTTCAGCCCATGACTATCCGGCACGGGGTGCGCCGGTTGCGCAAGCACCCCACCTTTCCCCGCCGGAGACCGCGCAAGCGCCGGAGAACGGGGGAACGCCCAGGCGGGCGACACCGCCAAGGCACGCACGGCGCGTCAGCGTCGAGACTGCAGCCGATCAAGCCCGACATCTTTGATCGACCGCAGGAGGCGTGCGCGCCATGGACTACAACCTGATCACCCAAGCTGACATCGACGGGTTCCGCGCGAACCTGAACATGACCCCGCAGGTCACCGAGAGCGTGTACCTGCCCCACGTGGATGCCGACCTGGCCTATTCCGAGCCGGGCAAGCTGTTCAACATCGACACTATCGGCACCAGCGACCCGAAGAAGGTCAACACCGTCGTGCCGGACAGCCCGGAAGGCATCGTCGACATGACCCGCCGGGTCGGGTCGTTCGAGAGCTTCCACGACGGCAAGTTCATCGAAAGCATCCAGAAGGTGCACCAGCTGCAGGACCCGACCAACGAGGTCATGGCGGCCATGCGCGCCGGCAAGATGCGCTATGCCGACAAGAAGATCCGCGACAGCTTCTTCGCGGCGGTTCGCATCGGCGAGAGCGGCGAGAACACGCTGAACTTCCCGTCGGGCAACCTGATCGCCGTGAACAGCCGGACCCGTCTGCACAGCCAAGAGACGGCCAGCCTGCCGGCCAGCCCGAACCCCCTGCCGCTGACGCTGGGCAAGCTGCTGACCGTGCGCGAGCGCATCAAGCGTGGCCGCGTCATGGACATCCTGCCGGGGTCGCGTCTGAAGATCGCCGTGCGCCAGGCCGACATCAGCCAGCTGCTGACCACCATCCCGGTGACCAGCGGCGACTACGCCACGATCCGTCGCCTCGAAAGCGGCGAGATCAACAGCTACCTGGGGTTCGACTTCGTGTGGGACGAGGACGTGCCGCTGGCCGCCGGTCAGACCGATCAGTACATCCTGCCGGTCTGGATCGACCGGGCCATGAAGTACAAGTCGCGCGAAATCCACAACGCGTCGATCAGCGTCCGCGGCGACAAGTCGAACCGTCCCTATGCCTACTACGAGACGGAGCACGGCGCCCTGCGCGGCTGGGACGACGCCGTCTTCGGCATCATCGTCAAGGACCTGTAAGCCCCGAGCTGAACCGGGGGCCGGGTGACCGGCCCCCAACCTGATCACCTCCGCCGCCCCGGCGGCGCGGACCCCGGAAAGGGCCGCAAACATGAGGAACGAAGACCATGCCCCGTTTCACTGGAGCCGTTCTGGGCGCCGCGCGCGCCGGCACCAGCAGCCAGACCACCCGCCCGGCCTATTCCAATGGCCGTGTGGCCAGGATCGCCCGGGACCTGTGGACCGGCGACGCCGCCCAGAACGACGATGTCGTGCTGGCGGAGGTCGACTGGAACACCGTCATCGACGAGACCTCCTTCATCAACTTCACCGATTTCGGCACGGGTGTGAACCTGGACGTCGGCGTGGCGGTTGGCCCCTCCGGGGCGAACATCAACTGCCTTGTCTCCGGTCAGGACATCTCGACCGCGGCCGGCACGGCCGGCCTGCTGCGATCGGTGGCCATCACCGCGCGTCACCAGCCCCTGTGGCAACTGGCCGGCTTTGCCAGCCTGCAGGCGGCCCGATCGGCGACCCGCGCCACCGATGGCCGCGCGGTGATCATCGCCACCTTCAAGGATGGCAACCCGGTGGCCGGCACCCTGGCCTGGACCATCTTCGGGTCGCCCCAGTAAGCGGCCCGCACCCCTTCCCGGCCCGCCCGCGCTGCTCGGCAAGGCGGGTCGGTTGAAACGAAGGCGGCGGGGGCCCTCCCGCCGCCTTCGACGCATCTGGACCCCGGAGAGCCGCCATGGCAGACGCCGCCACCCAGCTGATCAATCAGGCCCTGGCCCACATGGGAGAAGATCCCGTGAATGACCTGGGCGCTGACCCGGCGCCCGAGCGCCTGCGCAAGGTCCTGCCCTGGTTCCATTCCGGGATCGAGGCGGTGCTGAAGCGGCACGGCTGGCATTGCGCGCTGGAATACGTGACCCTGAGCCCCGGCGCTGACGCCCCGGCGAACTGGCGGTGGCCGGTCAGTTATGTCGTCCCGGAGGGATGCCTGCGCCTCTGGCGCGTCGAGCGCGCGACGGCGTGGGAGCGCGGGCGATGGATACGCGAGGACGGCGCCGTGCTCGAGGTGATCCGCGCCGCCGAAGGCGGCCCGCTGAACCTCGCCTATGTGGCCAAGCGCCGCCCGGAGGCGATCGACAGCCATGTGATCGACGCCATCGCGCTGGAAATCGCGGCGCGGGCCTGCGAGACGATCAGCGGCTCGGAGGAGCGCGGCGACAAGCTCCGCCGGCTGGCCCGCGACGCCCTGCTGTCCGCCATCGGACTGGACGGCGCCGACGGGCGGAACGATGAAGGCCCGGTGCCCGACCGCGTGGCAGACCTGCGCGGCACGGCGCTTTGAGTGGCCCTATCGCTCGCCGCGCGGCGGCTCGCTGTCTGAGGGCGTGAGGGCCCTACCGCTCGCGCCGCGGGCGCTCGCTGTCTGAGGGCGTGAGGGCGCGCTGAAGCAGCGAGGCCCCGCGGGCCGAGCGGTAGCGCACCAGGAAGGCCAACCCCCACCCCCTTTCGGGGCTGGCGACATCGGGACATGCGGCAAAGCAGCTTCATCAATGCCCTGAACGTCGGCGAGCTGTCGCCGGACGCCTGGTCGCGATCCGACCTGGCGCAGCACAGCCGGGGATGCCTGATCGGGTGGAACATGATCGGCCGGGTGATCGGGCCGGTCGGCCGCCGGCCCGGGACATGGCACGTCGGCGCGCCCAAGCACCACGACCGCAAGGCCCGCCTCATCCCGTTCGTGCGCAGTCAGGGCGACGCCCTGCTGCTGGAGTTCGGGGACTTCTATGTTCGCGTCTGGACGGTCAACGGCACGCCGGTGATGGCCGACGGCGTCCAGGTCGAGTTCGCCAGCCCCTACTCGCAAAGCCAGATCGAGGGCATCCGGTACCGCCAGTCGGGCGACGTCATGTTCCTGACGCATCGGGACGGGTTCAGCCCGCGCCAGCTGGTGCGGCAGAGCAATACGCTGTGGTCGATCGACGGCACGCCGGTGACCAAGGGCCCGTTCCGTGGCGAGAACACCGGCCCGGTGACGCTGCGCCTGTCCGGCACGACGCTTCAGGCCAGCGCGCCGCTGTTCCAGCCGGGTCACGTCGGCAGTCTGTGGCGCATCCGGCCGAACGCCGGGAACCCCGCGGTTCTGACGTGGGAGCCGGAAGAGGAAAACATTCCGGCCGGGGCCGAGCGCTTGTCGAACGGGCGGGTGTACGCCCGCGCCGGCACCGTCAACCGGGCCGGCAACACGCCGCCGATCCATGACAGCGGCACGGTGTCGGACGGCCGCGCCCTGTGGACCTATCTGCATGACGGCGCGGCCATCGTGCAGGTCACGGCCTTCCTGAGCGACACCCAGGTCATCGTCGCCGATCGCAGCGGCATCCCCGCGGGCGTGGCGACCAACACGCCCTACTGGTCCGAGGGCGCGTTCTCGGACCTGCGCGGCTGGCCGACGGCCAATCCCGTCGTGCGCGAGGAGCGGCTGGCGCTGGCCGGCGCTTTCTCGGAACCTGACGTGATCGACTTCACCCGCACGGCCGGGTTCAGCCCCAGCGGCCTCGACTTCACGCCGGGCCTCGGCACAGGCCGCGTGGTGGACGACGATGCGGTGCGCCGGTTCGTCGGCGAAAGCCGCGACCGCATCGTGTGGCTGGCCGGATCGACCTATCTGATCGCTGGCACGACCTCGGGCGAACATCTGATCACCGGCGCCACCGTGGACGATCCGATCACGCCGGCAGGCTGCGTCAGCCGCCCGATCAGCGAGTTCGGCAGCGCCGACGTGATGCCGGTGTTGGCGTGGGGACTTGTGATGTTCGTGGCGTCGGGCGGGCAGACCCTGAGGTTCATCGGCGTTCAGGCTGACCAAAGCCAATCGCAGGGCGACCTGTCGGTCACGGCGGACCATATCGGCCGTCGCGGGCTGGTCGAGCTGACGTGGTGCAAGCAGCCCATGAACCTGTTGTGGGTGCGCCTGGCCGACGGCGGGCAGGCGAGCTTCACCTTCCACAGCGAGCAGAATGTGCAGGGGTGGAACCGGCACGGCCTGGCCGCGCCCCGGCCCTCGACCGAGGCCGAGCCGCTGGGCGGCGGGCTGGAGCTGGAAAGCAGCTGTGTCCTGCCCGGCGTCAACGGCCGTCCGCGCCTGTTCATGCTGGCCAAGCGCACGAAGAACGGCCAGCCGCAGCGCATGATCCTGAGAATGGCCGAGCCGGAGGATAGGCTGTTCCTGGACGCGGCCGAGCTGTACTTCGGCGTGCCCGTGCCCGGCGTGGCCGGCATTGACCACCTGATCGGCGAGCCGGTGACCATGATGGCCCGGACGGAAACCGGGCCCGACACGCCGGGCGTCGGCTGGGGCGAGTATCGGAACCTGATCGTCGATCCCGGCGGGTCGGCGACCCTGCCGGCGGGGGCGCTGGCGACGCGCGCCTATGTGGGCCTGCCCTACCTGAGCCGCTGGGAAGGTCTGCCGCCGGACATGATGGGCCCCGGCACGACGCAGGGCCGCAAGGTCGCCTACAAGCAGGCCAGCATCGTGGTGACGGGCGCCGTCGCCTATGTCGGCACGACCGGCGACGAAGGCGACAGCCCGACCGACCAGATCTTCAGCCGCCGGCCGTCCGACGTCGGCGGGCCCGTGGTGCGGCGCATGACGCACAAGACGACGCTGGCCGGCGGCTCCGCCTATGAGCGCCGCATCTTCATCCAGACCGATCACGGGTGGGACATGGTGATCCATTCGGTTCGCGCCGTGGCCGAGGCGGAGGGCTGAGCCATGCGGGACGCCCTGATCCTGCGCGAATACTGGCCGACCGATCCGACCCGGATCGAGCCCCGCCCCGACTTCGCCCGCGAGCATGACCTGACCGGCCAGCCGCTGTTCAGCGGCCTGCGCCCCGAAGGCGTCGCCTGGACCCTGAAGGCCGGCCCGGCGAAATGGGCGGCCCCGCTGGCGTGCGGGGGCCTGAGCCCGCTGGGCCATGACCGCTGGACCGCCTGGCTGTTCGCCGGCGAGCTGGACCGGCGCGGCTGGATCAAGGTGGCCCATGCCTTCCGCGGACTGACCGTCGAGGTGAAGGCGCGGCGCGTCGAGGCGACCGTGAGGATCGACGCCGAGCCGGGCGTGATCCGTTTCGCCGAGCGGCTGGGCCTGACGCTCGAGGGTCGCATGAAGGGCTTCGGGCCCGACGGGGCCGACTACTACCTCTATGGGGGATTGTTCAGATGACGATGCTGGCCGCCGGGCTGAGCGCCGTAGGGTCGATTATCGGCGGGATCGGCCGGTTTCAGGCCGGGCGCGCCCGGGCGCGGGCGCTGCGGTTCGCCGCGCGCAACGCGCGACAGGAGGCGGGGGTGCGCGCCTCGATCGCGATGGAGGAGAGCGACCGCGTCGGGGCCCGTGCGGCGACGCTGGCGGCGGCGTCCGGCGGCGGCGGTCTGCAAGGTTCCGCGCTGGCGGTGATCGAGGACCTGGCGCGCCAGGGCGTCTATCGCGCGCGCCAGACGGTGCGCGACGGCCTGAGCGAAAGCATCGCCCTGCAGAACGACGCGCGGGTGGCCCGGCAACAGGCCAGCCTGGACCTGACCACCAGCCTGTTCGAGGCGGGCTCGACCGTGCTGGGCCAGATGGGCGTCAACACGCAGAACCGGCGGATGGGGAAATCCTGATGGCCCGACTTCCCCAGGCGCTGGACCTGAACGCCCCGCGCGGCGTCGTCAGCCGCGGCGAAGCCCTGGACTTTTCCGGGGTGGACCGGGCGCTGCAGGGGGCGGCGCAGCAGGTGCGGCGCGTCGACGAGGTGCGCCGCCAGGCGGACGACGAGCAGGCGGCCCGGATCGTCCAGGCCGCCGAGGCCGAATACAACGCCGGGGCCATCGAGCGCGCCAACGCCTATGACGGCCGCAGCCCCGGCTATGCCCAGGCCGAGCTGGCGGCGTTCGACGCCACCTTCCAGCCCATTCAGAACCGGGAGGACCTGCCGGACGGGGTGCGGATGGCCCTGACGCGGCGGGTGCAGGAGGCGCAGGCGCGATACGGCGCCCGGGCGCTGGCGACCGAGGCGGAGACGCGCAGCCGGCGCGTCGCCGCCGACCGGGACGCCTCGGAACAGGCGGCCGCCCTGCGCGCCCGCATGGAGGTGATGGGCCGGTTCGACGCGCTGGAAGACGCGCGGCGTCAGGCGTGGGACGGCGCCAGCCCGGGCTATGCCGCCGGGGTGCTGGAGGACTGGCGCCGCACGTCCGAGGAGGTTCTGGCGGCCCTGCCGGTCGAGGTTCAGGAGCGGCTGCGCCCTGCCCTGCTGGCCGACGAGGTGCAGCTGCAGGCGCGGGCGCTGGCGGCCGAGGACGAGGCGCGCGAGGCCAACACCAACCGCACCGTGGCCGATGGCCTGCAGATGCTGGTCAACCGGGTCCGGCGCGACCCGTCGCTGATCGGCCGGCTGGACGCCGAAATGGCCCCGGTGCTGGCTGCGGCGCCCGCCGCCCTGCGCACACGTCTGGCCAATGAGACGCGGCAGGAGGCCGCGGCGGCGGCCGTTGAGGCGCGGATCGAGCGCGGGGAATGGGATGCGGTCGAGGCCGACATCGAGGCGGGCCGGTTCGACAATTTGGACCCGGCGCGGGTCGAGCGCATCCGTGGCCGGGTGGAGACGGCCCGGGCCAATGGCGTGGTGGTGGACGCCCAGCGCCTGGCCGACCTTGAGGCGGCGCGGGCGGCGGACATCCGCAGCATTCTGGCCGGCGAGACGCCCGACAGCGGCCTGATCGCCGAGGCCCGGCTGCTGGGCGGTGAAACGCTGGCGGCCGAGCTGCGCACGGATCAGGAGGCGGCGCGGCGCATCCAGCCGCTGATCGGGCGCCTGCGCACCCTGACGCCAGAGCAGGCGGCGGCCGAGCTGGACCGGCTGGCCGACACGGCGACCGACGCCGTCGGCGCGCGCACCTTTGAGCTGGCCAGAGAGATGGTCGAGCAGAACCGGCGCGCCCGACAGGACCCGGCGGCCTGGGCGGCGACGCCCATCGGCCCGGGCGACCAGGCGGCGGCCACGGTGCGCGAGCGCCTGGCGGCGTTTCAGGCCCAGCCGACGCCCGAGACGGCCCAGGCCTATGCCCGCGCCACCTGGACAGCGCAGGGCCAGGGCGGCGTCCCGCTTCAGGAGCGCCGGATCCTTGATCAGGCCACAGCCGAACAGTGGGTGGAGATGCTGGACCGCCCGGAGGAGGCGGCGCAGGGGCTGGCGCAGATCGCCCAGCGGCTTGAGCTGTTCGGCGACGGCTTCCGGCCGCAGGTAACGCGCGAGCTGGCGCTGGCCGGACTGTCGAATGCCGACCTGGGCGCCGTGATCCAGTACGGGCGCTCGCCCCGGATGCTGAACCTGTATGCCGCCGGCCGTGGCGTTCGCGAAACCGAGGCCATGCCCGACCGTGCCGACCGCGAGACGCTGAACACGGAGCTGACGCGGGCGCTTGAGGGCTATCGCCGGACGATCGGCGCCGGTCGCGGCGGCGAGGCGTCGCTGGCGGCAGTGCGCACCGCGGCCGTCGGGCTGGTGGCGCAGGGGATGAGCCCGCGCGACGCCGTGCGCCGGGCGGCCGCGCCGATCACAGAGGCGTGGGACTTCGAGGAAACCTATGCCATCCCGCGCGCGGCCGGCGTCAATCGCGGGGTGATCCGCCACCATGCCGCCCGCAACGTCCGCCGGCTGACCGTCAACGACGGGGCCGAGCTGTATGCGCCGCCCAGCGATCGCTACACGCCCGAGCAGAGCCGCCGCCTGTATGCCGACATCGTCCGCGAGACGGCCTTCTGGCGGAACCTGCCGGACGATAGCGGCGTCGAGCTGGTGCACCCGGACCCGACCGGCCGCCCCGTGCGCGTGCGCGACCGCCAGGGCAACGAGGTGGTGCGCACCTGGGCCGAGCTTGAGCGCGCAGTAGGCGTTGATTAGGGCCCTACCGCTCGCCGCGCGGCGGCTCGCTGCTTGAGGGCTTGACGCCTGCCCTACCGCTCGCCGCGCGGCGGCTCGCTGCTTGAGGGCTTGACGCCTGCCCTACCGCTTGCGCCGCGGGCGCTCGCTGCTTGAGGGCGGCCCACAAACCCCCACCCCCTTTCGGGGCTGACGACATGGGGGCATGAGCGACCCCTTCCGCACGTCCGCCGCCGGCGCCGATGACGAGACGCTGCGCGGCCTGATCGAGACGGGCCCGGTGTCCAACCGGCTGGGCCGGGCCGCCCTGTTCGAGGAGGCGCAGGTCACCGACCGGGTGCTGGGCTTCCTGCAGAGCGACGGCCGCCGGGCGTTCGACGACCAGCGGGCCATCGTGTTCGGCGAAGCCTACGCCAACCGGCTGAGCCCCGAGGAGGCCAACGCCCGCTACGGCGTCGAGGGCCATCTGACGTTCGAGGGGCCGGTAAACGCGCACCGGGCGGCAGAACAGCACCGGCAGACAATCGAGCGGCGGTTTCGCGAGGAAGCGGCGGCCCGGGCCGACCTGAGCGTGGCGGAGGCGCTGGGGTCGAGCCTGCTGGGCTCCGCCTCCGATCCGGTGCTGTTGCCGACCTGGTTCATCGGAGGTGGCCGCGCGGCCATCGCGGCGCTGGGCGTGCGCGGCGCGGCGACCCGGGGCGCAGCCATCGGGGCCGGCGCGGCGGCGGGCGCCATCGACGGGATCACCGGCGGCGTGGCGGCCGAGGCCATCAACGCCGGGGCCCGGATCAGCACCGGCGAGGACTATACGTTCGGCGACGCCTTGCGGAATGTGCTGTTCGGGGCGGCGCTGGGCGGCGCGGTCGGCGGCGTCACGGGCGGCATCGCCGGCCCGTCGGCGGCCCCGCCGACGCGGCTGCGCGGGCCGGTGGCGGACATCGTGCGCGAGGCGGCCGAGGCCCAGGGCGAGGACGCGGCCACGGCCCTGCGCATCGTCGAGCTGGAGAGCGGCGGCGACGTGCGCGCCGACAACCCCCGCTCCAGCGCGGCGGGGCTGTTCCAGTTCATCGACAGCACCTGGGCGCGGTTCGGCGGCGGCGACCGGTTCGATCCGCGCCTGAACGCCACGCGCGGGGTGCAGCTGCTGGCGCAGAACCGGCAGGCGTTGCGCGCGGCGCTGGGCCGGGAGCCCGAGCCGTGGGAGCTGTATCTGGCGCACCAGCAGGGCGCCGGCGGCGCCAGCCAGATGCTGCGCGACCCGAACCGGCCGGCGGTCGACGCCCTGCGCGCCGCGGGCGTGCGCAATCCGGGGCGCGCGCTGACGCTGAACGGCGGCCGGGCGGACATGACGGCGGGCGAGTTCGCCGGCCTGTGGCGGCGCAAGTTCGGCGGGGCCTCGCTGGAGGCGTTGACGCCGCCGGCGGCCCCGCGGCCGCTGCAGCCGCTGGGCGAGGCCGAGCGCGTGGGCGCCTTCGCCGAGGCGCTGGAGGCGGCGGCCGAGGATGCGCCGGTTGACCTGACGACGGCCCTGACGCGCACGGGGCTGGCGGCGCTGGACGAGGCGACGGCGGCTCCGGGCATTCGGGGGCGCTGGCTGGAGGCCGACACGGCGATCCTGCGCGACGGGGGCGAGTTGCCGGTGCGCTTCGCCGTGGTCGAGATCGACGACCTGGTGACCAGCCACAGCGACGACCTGACCGCCAACCCGGACTTCCCCGCCCTGCTGCAGCCGCGCGACCGCAGCCGGCCGGGCAGCCAGGCCGAGAACTATGAGCTGGAGCGTGACCTGAACCCCGGCCTGTTGATGCGCGACCGGGTGGCGTCCGGCGGCGCGGCGATCGTCAGCCCCGACGGGCTGGTGGAAAGCGGCAACGGTCGCATCGTCGCCCTGCGCCGCAGCGCCGCCACGGGCACGCCCGCGTGGCAGAGGTATATCGCCGAGCTGGGCCGGCAGGGGATCGACACCAGCGGCTTCCGGCGGCCGGTGCTGGTGCGGATGCGCACCCAGGCCCTGCGCGGGCCGGAGCGGGCGCGGCTGGCCGAAAAGCTGAACGCCCGCCAGACCGACGCCTATTCGCCCGTCGAGCAGGCCCGCAAGGATGCGCGCGAGGTGGACGAGGCCCTGCTGCAGGCGCTGGGCGACGAGGACCCGGCGTCGGCCGCGGCGCGGCCGTTCCAGCGGGCGTTCCTGGAGCGGGTGGCGGTCGGCGACAAGAACCTGCTGACCGACCGGGACGGCGCCCTGAACGTGCAGGGCGTGGCGCGGATGCGGGCGGCCCTGACGCAGGCCGCCTATGGCGATGCGCGTCTGACGTCAGCGCTGTTCGAGGAAGGTTCGGCCGAGGTGGCCGGCGTCGGCCAGGCGCTGGCGGACGCGGCCCCCGCCTGGGCGCGGATGCGGGCCACGGCGCCGGCGGGGCTGGACCCGACCGAGGCGCTGGCGTCGGCGCTGGAGCTGGTGCGCGAGGCGCGCCGGCGCAGGATCCCCGTGGCCGAGCTGTTCGGCGTGCGCGCCGACCAGATCGACCTGTTGAGCGGCGAGACGATGAGCCCGGAGACGGGCGCGTTCCTGAAGCTGTTCTACCGGGACGAGGCCCTGACGCGGCCGCGCGGCCGCGAGGCCGTGGCCGAGGCCCTGACCGCATACGCCCGCCGCGCCGCCGACACGCCGGCCGGCCCTGACCTGTTCGGAGACACCCCCGATGCGCGCGCCTTCCTCGCTGACGTCCTCGACACCCTCGACCGCGCCGAGGGGAGCGGCAGCCGCGGCCTCGCCTACGCCGGGGGCGCTGAGCCGCTATGGACGACCCGAGAGGTTGCGGCTCCTGTCCTCGATCTTCGACGGCCTGAGCCGGT